CTCCAAACTCTAGGGCTTAAAAGCTCTGCGAAACCTCAGGTAGAGGCTCAGTACGCACCTGCCGTAATGGATACTACTTACGGTTATGGATCTTTTAATACGGGTAATTTTGGATATAACGGCGTAGATATTGACCGTAATTTTGCTTTACAAGTATCAAGCGTTGCACGTTGCCGTAATTTAATTGCCGGAGTTATTAGCTCTATTGATTTATCTTTATATAAAAAATCTACCGGCGAAAAGTTAGGCTCACCTGTTTGGTTAGAGCAGCCTGATATTCGCCAACCTCGCAGCGTTACTATTGCGGCAACCGTCGATAGTTTAATTTTTTATTCTGTTGCATATTGGCGCGTTACATCTTTGTACGCCGATGATGGCAGACCGTCTGGCTTTGAGTGGGTCGCTAATAATCGCGTTACGTATACGACTAATCAATACGGTACAGAAATCCAAGATTATTTCGTAGACGGTAATAAAGTACCTATGGGCGGTATTGGATCTCTACTTACTTTCCAATCGTTACTACCTGGTGTATTACAGAGCGCTAGTACAACTATTAAGGCTGCATACGATGTACAACGTGCGGCGGCTATTAGTGCAGCTACACCAATGCCTACAGGTATCTTAAAAAATAACGGCGCAGATTTACCCGAGTCTCAAATACAAGGACTACTAGCAGCCTTTAAGAGCGCTAGACAAAATCGTAGCACCGCATATTTAACGAGCACTCTCGATTATGTCCCTACATCCTTCTCACCTAAGGACATGGCGTACGCAGAATTTTCTCAATACCTCGCAACCGAAATTAGCCGCGCGATGAACGTACCGGCGTACCTAATTAGCGCGGATATGAATAACTCAATGACGTACCAAAATATTTTAGACGGTCGTAAAGAATTTGTAGCGTATTCGTTGCAGCCTTACATTTCAGCTATTGAGGATCGCCTCAGCATGAACGACGTAACAAATGGCGCTAACCAAGTGCGTTTTGCGGTAGACGACACATTTTTACGAGTCGATGCTAAGGATCGTTTAGATATCATCGAGAAAATGTTAAACCTAGATTTAATTGATGTAGACCAAGCCCGACAAATGGAGCAACTAACACCGCTAGGAGATACAAGTGCTACTAACGTTTAGCCAAGAAATACAGGCCGCAGATACAGAGCGCCGCATCGTATCCGGACTCGTTGCACCTTATGGCGAGATCGGTTTTACAAGTGCAGGCCCGGTTATGTTTGAGCGCGGCTCAATTACATACGCTGAGGCAACAAATATTAAATTACTAATGCAGCATCAAGCCGATAAGCCGGTAGGTCGCGCAATTAGTTTTAGCGACTCAACAGAGGGCGTATACGGATCCTTTAAGTTATCGAGCAGCACTCGAGGACAAGATGCGCTCGTATTAGCTCAGGAAAACCTAGTAAGCGGCTTATCCGTAGGGGTGGATGTAACCGCCTCTAAGCCAATGGGTGATTACCTGCTCGTCACGGCGGCCGTCCTCAAAGAGGTATCACTCGTTGAGAGTGCGGCCTTTAGCAGCGCCGGCGTTGAGGAGATTATGGCGGCGCGAGCTGCTATCGAAGCTGCAACTAGCACAAAAGAAAAAACTACAACTATTTCTACGACTATCGTAGAGATCGAAACCGAAACAGAAACCGAAAGCGAGGAAGCTGTGACTACAGCCCCAGAAAATACACCGGAGGAAACTCCGGTAGATACACCGGCCGAGGCTGAAAAAGTCGAAGCCGCTCGTAAGATTATCCGTCCATCCGTACTAGACTCTCAGCGAGTACGTACACCTATTACATCTATGGGCGCTTACACAGAGCACAAAATTAAAGCTGCTCTAGGTAACGACGACTCAAAACTTTACGTAACCGCAGCAGATGATAGCTTTGCTACAAACCCTGCATTTTCACCTACTCAGTACCTAGCGGAATTCCCAACGAATACTCGTTTCGGTACTCCGGCTATTGATGCCTGCAGCCGTGGAGTTTTGCCAACTAACGGTATGACTATTAACGTCCCATCACTCGTTACCTCAGCCGGCGGCGGTACAGGCGTAGCACCTGTCGTAACCGTTGAGGCAGAAGCCGGAGCGGTACAAAATACCGGGATGGAGACGGCTTACCTAACAGGTACCGTATCTAAGTACGCAGGTATGAATACGATCAGCGTAGAATTGTTAGAGCGCTCAGATCCTAATTTCTATGCAGAGCTAACAAATCAATTACAAAACGCATATCTAAAGACTCTCGATACAACCGTACTAGCTGCTCTTATTGCGGCTGGTCAATATAGCTCAGGATGCGATGCAGACTCAGCCGGTATTATTGAGTTTGCCTCAGACTCAGCTCGTAAGGTTTACGAGGCTACGGGTTACTTTGCTAATAACTACATCGCCAATGGATCACAATGGCAGCTACTTATGGGCGCTACAGATACTACCGGGCGACCAATTTACTCAGCATCTCAGCCAATGAACGCAGGCGGTCTAGTGCAGCCGGGATCTATTCGAGGCAACGTACTCGGACTCGATCTTTATGTAGATAAAAACTTTACCGCTACGACAACGATCGACGACTCAGCCGTGATCCTTGCACCTGAGGCTTTCACGGTTTACCAATCACCTACGGCGTATATGTCAGTAAACGTAGTATCAAACCTACAGGTACAAGTAGCTATTTACGGCTACATGGCAACTATCGCAAAAATGCCTAAGGGTATTGTTAAGTTTAACCTTAACTAAATAAACCACTAATAGTCGGTACCCCTCTTAGCCCTTTGAGGGGTACCGGCCCTAGTAAGTAAGGAGAATAAGATGCCTGCCACGTACGTAACCGAAGCCGAGCTACGCGCTAACCTCGGCATCGAAAACCTTTACTCGTCGGATATCGTCGAGACCTGTTGCCAAGCTGCGCAGGATTTACTAAACCAATTTTTATGGTTTGACTCCGCACCGGTCGTAGGTACCGCATTACAAAATAACGTAGCTACCGTAATGATTGCTAACCCTGCAATATTTAGCACCGGGGACTCCATAACCTTGAGTGGGTGCGGCTCAACTTATAACGGCACTTATACAGTTACCGGCACGATCCCGTGGACGGCCGGCACTACTACGCAATTTCCATCGATAGCATTTAATAATATGGCTTTTAATTGGCCAAACGGTTATAGCTTTATACAGTTTGCTAAGACCGCAGCTAACGCTAATTTTACGCGCGTACTACCTTATGGCCAAGCCATTGGCGCGGATACAAAGACAAACTCATACGCAACGACTCCGGCCGTACGCGAAGCCGCGATGATCTTGGCCGTAGACATTTTCCAAGCCCGGCAGGTTAGCCAAACCGGCGGCGTATCTATCGATGGATTTAGCCCTAGCCCTTACCGTATGGGTAATAGCATGATCGGCAAGATACGAGGACTTATAGCCGGGTATACAAACCCTAATGCGATGGTCGGATAATGCCGGCACCTATTACTACTTTACGTGCCTCACTAGCTGCGGCCCTTGCTAATGCAAACGTTTGGAATACCTATAGTTTTCCGCCTGCAACTATCACGGCTAATAGCGTAATCGTTAGCCCGGCAGATCCATATATAACACCGACCAATAACGACTACGCCAATATTTCGCCGATGGCATCCTTTCGGATTATCTGCACGGTGCCGCTCTACGATAACCAAGGCAACCTACAAGGTATCGAGTCCTTGGTTTGCGCCGTATTCCAAAAGTTAGCAGCTTCGCCAATCGTTATGAATATTGGGGCGGTAAGTGCTCCAAGTGTTTTAACAGTACAAAGCGGCGATTTACTAACTACAGACATTACTATCTCAATACTAACCGAGTGGAGTTAAGCATGAGTCTAACCGATGAAGATATCGCCTTCCTTATCAAGGTAGGACAGATTACTGAAGCACCAAAAAAAGAAACAAAAACACACACACCTACTACAGAGAAAAGCGAGGAATAGGCGATGGCCGTATTTCTATCAAACGGAGTAGTCGTAACCCTTAACTCGGTTGCACTCTCTGATCACGTAACAAGCGCGACAATTAACCGCGTATTCGAGGAGCTTGAGGTAACCGCGATGGGTGACTCGAGCAGAAAATTTACAAAAGGTTTGGAGACTAGTACGATCTCTCTAGACTTTTTAAGCGATACCGCAGCAGCAAACGTAAACGCTACGTTGCAGGCAGCTTGGGGTACAACGGTACCAATCACGCTAAAGCAAACTAGCGCGACTACCTCAGCTACTAACCCTCAGTACGCAACTACAATCCTAGTAAATAACACCACAGATATTAACGGCGCGGTCGGAGATATCGGTACTCAGAGCATCACGTTTACGTGTAACTCACCAATCGTAATTACAACCGCACCATAACAAACTAACAAAGGGGCAAAAAATGGCACGACTCAAAATAACAAGGGCTACCGGCGAGGTTACAGAGCATCAAATTTCGCCACGTATTGAGTACGCCTTCGAGTTATACGCAAAAAAAGGTTTTCACAAAGCCTTTAGAGATGACGAGAAACAGAGCGACGTATATTGGTTAGCGTGGGAGTGCTTACGTACATCCGGCGAAACCGTACCAATGTTTGGAGCCGAGTTTTTAGATACTCTAAAAAAGGTCGAGGTACTAGACGACGAGCCTTTAAGCTAGGGCGCGGCACTCTAACTCATTTGGTAGCCCAACTATCAATACGGTTAGGGGTCGCGCCTCAAGCGATACTCGACTTAGATGCCGAGATGTTTAAGATGTTAGTCAAAGTATTAAACGAGCAAGCGGAGGAGTCCAAAAATGTCGGTAAAGCTAGACGGCGTTAAAGAGACTCTACGCGCGATGCGTAAAATAGATCCCGAGTTATTAAAAGAAATGAATAAAGAGATTAAAGGCATCATGATCCCGATACGTGACAAGGCTCGAGAATACGCGCCTACCGCTGCTCCGGGTGGCCTTTATAACTGGGACGAGGGTAAGTACACTCGAAAGATTACGGCCCGTAACTCTGCGTTTAGGACTTTTAATAATGAGGGAAGTTTACGCCGTTTTCCTCTTTACCAAGCCGAGGTAGCACGTAAAGGGATTTATTATTCTCAAGCTCCTAGTAAGCGTAACCGTAACGGGTGGAGCTCTCAGTACATCGTAGCTAA